CCATTGATATACTCTTCGTTTATATACATCCGATATGACAGACTTGGTTCTGTTACAATTTCAATATCTTCCATCAATTCTTCATCTATACTCGGTATCATGTCTTTTTCACCACCCTGTCTATTACAATGTATTTCTGACCACCCTGCACACGCAATAAAAGAACTTTTTCGTCCTTCTTCAATGCATTGTGTACTTTCATTTTCTTTTTACCTTTTAACTTGTGTGTATGTGGCTGTGTTCCTTCAGAGCTTTCCGTTTCATTTGTTGCTTCAGAACTTTCCTGCTCCTCTGACTTTTCTGTTTCCCACTCATCTAATGTGATTTCCACATCATAGTCTGTCACATTCCTTGTCAGTGTAAGCTGTGCAGAACCAAGTGTGATTTTCTGATCCACCAGTATCCGAAGTGGTGATATGCTTGTTACCTTCCCATAACAGACATTGACCGGTTTATCAGCTTTGGTTGCTTCCAAACCTGCCTGTTTTATGATGTTTACTAATGCATTATAATCAGGCAACGAACTCACCACCCTTCACTGTGATATCCATCCAGTGTTCACCATTATTAAACACATGCTTACATGATTCCACTAACAGATTCCAACAGATATCAACTTCATCGAGTTTCAACATAACACTTACTAAAGAGCCTGCACGAACTCTTGTGTCACCTATAACATTCTTGAATGACAGCTTTCTTGTTTTCACATTGTACAGTTCCAGTAATGCATCTGCCTTTGCCTTACCATCTTCACCTTCTTCAATGGATTCATAATACTGAAGCATTCCCCACTTATTAATGTTCTTGGAACTCTTGGCTACATATACATCCCTTTTTCCTGTATCTTCATTGTCATAATACAATTTAATCTGATTGTATACATCAGCATCAATGGATGTTTCATAATCATAATTTTCAGCCATTTTAGGATCGATTGTAAAATCATCCACTTTCATGTCTTTCAGGCTTTTCAGTACGATTTTTCCAAAATCATCATACATGACATACAGTGTCTTTTTATTGTCCAGCGTATCATCCAGTGCATTCTGAATAATATCAAACAGTGTCTGTGCATCTTCAACCTTTGATTTGATTTTATATTTGGTATCAGCAATACTGCCTGTTTTCAAATTAAAATCTTTTGCAATCATCTTAATTACCTGACCGGCTTTCTTATTCTCATAGACATAAGTAGCTTTGTTTTTAAGATATCGCAACTGGTCATAAGCTGTTATGGTAACAATGCCATCCTTGTCTGTTTTTCTTGTAAAGATGAAACCAAAAAATATTTTTTTATTGTCCCATTTAAACCTTACAGCATTGCCTTCCGTAATCTTTAACTTATCATCTGCAATCACCTTAAAAGTCAATTTTCCGGGTGAGCCTGCACGCTCTGTGGACCATTCAATTCCTTCTACCACAACAGGGATGTATGTATTATTACCATTCTGTATCAGTAATTCTGCTGACATGACATACACCCCCTATGCATCAGGAATCTTCAGAACCTGACCGGGATATATCAGGTTCGGATTCTTAATCTTCTTTTTGTTTGCTTTATAAATGATGGTATATTTAGAACCATCATTATAGAACTTTTTGGCAATCTTCCAAAGACAGTCACCCTTCTTGACAGTGTACTTCTTATTCTTCGCATTTGGTTTGTTCTTACTGTTGCTTCTTGCTTTTCCGTCCACACCAATAAGTATATTTACTGCTCTTGATTTTTTCTTCTTAACCTTTTTAGTTTTATAAGGTACATAACGTTTCAATTTGATTGATACAACAACATCTGTACCTTCTTTTACATCTTCTTTTATTGTATATTCTTCCAGTGACACTGACATGTTTGTTTCAAATGTCAGTGTCCCATTTGGAAGCATCCTGTTTACAATAAACTGAAATGGCTCTCTTGATGTTTTTAATTTTTCCAATTTTTCAAGATATGTAGAACCATACTGGAAACCATCCTTATATTGTGCAAAACCATATTCTGTCATAGGAAGCAATGCATCAAATGATATTTCTGTCAGTTTTGGTGATTTCAGTACATTAATTTCGCCTTCATTAATTAATGTATATGTCTTATTTCCATTACCGTATTTTGTTTGTAGCTTGGAAGGTGGTACAGGAAGTAACACCTTATCCATATAAAATTCATATGCCATTACTTATGCACTCCTTCCGCTGCTGTTATCAATGCTTCTGTCAGACCATCTTTCAGATGATTTATCATTCCATCTATATCCATGTTACTATTGATAGAATTGTTATTTTTCATATCCACTTTAATTTCTGCTGTAGTAAACCGGTTGATTGCTTCTTTTTCTGCTATGTCATGTAAATACTTCAGGTTTTCATTTGATATATCCACTGCATCTGCAATGTCGGCTGTGTTACCTGCTGTTGCATTGGATGCATCTGCTACAGAACCTGCACCAGTTCCAGTATAAGCTGAATCAAATTCAGGTATTTCAGGTTCTTTGAACATGTCACCTAAAGATTTATCAATACCTTCACCCATGGAATAACCGGTATCATATGCATCACCATAGGACCATCTGTCAAGTCCAATGCTTCCAAGAACATCATCCTGTGTGACTTTCTCCATTACAACAGTCTGCTCACCGACAATTTCTTCAACAGATGTGGCAACCTTATCCCTGAACCCTGCAACTGCACCTGACAGGTCAGAACCCAGTATAGCATCAATTAATCCTGCTGCAGATTCTACTACACCAAGAATATAGTCAAATAAACCATGGAACAAATTAATAATTGCACCAACCGGATTATTAAACACATTAGCAAAGAAGTTTGCAAATGTTGCAATCAGGTTGTATAGTTCCACACCAATTCCAACAATGAAACTGAATAACCCATATATGATATTCCATATAACTGCTACAGCTGTTGTAATTGCACCCATAATAACACCGGTTGCTGATATGGAAGAACCAGTAAAATGATTGATTGCTGCCACGATACCATATATTGCAGCAATAACAGCTATGATAATTAAAAGAATCCATGTCAACGGACACGCAAGAAGTGCAGTGTTAAATGATGATTGTGCTACTGTAGCTGATGCTGTAGCAACAGCACTAGCACTATGTGCAGATGCATTTGCAAGAACTGCTTTTGCGTGTCTATATTCCATAATTTCTGATATACCTTTTACAATGTTTGCACCTATTTCCATAGCTTTATGTACACCTAATGCTATAGTATAAGCACCCATTGCTGCAACAACACCCCAAACAACAGGTGCTATCATTGACCAATTGTCTATAATACCTGTTGCAATTCCTATCACCATATCTAATACAGGGACTGCAGCATCTGCGATTGCTGCGATTCCACCAACCAATTTGTCAAACAATCCTTGGAATCGTTCACTGTTTGCAATCTGATTTATCCTTTGAAGTATTGGTTGGAATTTCATCAGTGCTGTATTCTGCATCTTCTGCCATATCTGTCCCCATGTTATAGGTATGTTTTCAAAATTTTCATTGATTTCATCTGATGCACCAAATATTGCAGCTTTGACAAGACCTGCTGTAAGCTGACCTTCTTCTGCAAGACTACGAATGTGTCCCATTGCATTAGTTGACATTTCTTCATAAGTAACACCAATGGCATCTGCCATGTGTTTTGCAACTTCTTCATTTTTTTCAATGTGACTTGCAATGTTCTGTATCAGGTTTGGTGCTTGTTCAAAGATGGAATTCAGTTCATCACCACGCAAGACACCTGATCCAAGTCCCTGTGATAACTGTAACATAGCTGCACTTGCTTCTGATGTGGATGCACCTGCAATAGTCATCTGTTTCTGTAACAGATTTGCAAACTGTACTACTTCTTCTGTACTACTGAATGCACTTCCTGCATTATTACCAAACCTTGCAACTACATCAGCCATTTCAGAAAAACCACCCCTTGCATCTTGTGCTGACTGGTAAACTGCATTGACCAGTTCATCTGCTGTCTGCAATCCGTCATTCATCATATCAAGTCTTGATGTAGTCTGTACAAATGCATCTGATGTTTCTAATACTGTTTTTACACCAATAGCACCACCTATTGCTGCAAATGCATTTCTTAACATATCAGCTGTGTGTGATGTCTGTCTTGTCTGATTTTCCATCTGCACAAGTCTTTCATTGGCATTTACAAGGTCAGCTTCCAACTGTTGTATTCTTGTTTCATATGCATACATTTCCCTTGTCATTGCCTGAACACCTTCTGAATTGAAGGTTGTTTCTGATGCTCTGTCTAATGCACCAAATGCTGTTGTTGCACTATATAAAGATGCTGTTATTCTGTTTAATGAACCGGTTACCCGGTCACGAATTTCAACAGCTGTACTTATTCCTGACATGTTTCACCAACTTTCTTAAAAAATAAGGAAGAAACACCATCAGTGCTTCTTCCTTGATTTTGCTTTTATTTCTCTTGCTCTTTTCTTCTCTGATTCTATTTTCAAATCTATTGCTGCAATTACAAATGCTCTTTCTTCCATAGACAAGTCCAAAAACTGTGATGGTAACATGTGAAGTTTATGCAACGCATAATATGCATAATTGGCTTCACCATCACTACCATTGATTAGTTTTTTGCTTCTTCCACCTTATCCTGAAGTGTTTCATCCAGTCCTGTGAAGTTCTGTACGAATTCAGCAAATGCATTGTATTCAACAGGATTATCTATCATTTCTTTTAACAAATCTTCAGGTGTTCTTACACCATAAGAATCCTGAAGTTCCGCATTATAAAGGTCAGGGAACACAACACAGGATGTAATCAGTTTTGCAACATACATGCTGCTATCAACCTTCGGTCTGAACATTCCTGTCTTACCTTTGACCGGAACTTCAGTTGTGCATTCCATTCTGATTTTCTCTGATTCCCTTGTGTTTATTGCTCTAATTTCCCATTTTAAAGGTTCACCATTGGCATCTGTCATTGATGCTGTTGGTGCGTAAAATGTATTGTTCTTTGCTTTTTTGTTTTTCTTTAAAAATAAACTTAAATTTCCCATAATCTTCATGTCCTTTCTTCATAAAGTCCTTCAAATAAGGGATGGAAGTGGTGGAAGGATGCACCACTTGTCAGACACGTTATCTTATCCATCCCAAAGTTATTAATTCACACCCATATATGACGGATCAGAATACTTTGCAGTAGACTGATAA